TCCCCCGGCTTTGCCCTGACGGACCCGGACCCGCCGTGAAGAGAGGAAAGCTCCTCCTTCCCGTCGATGCCCGTGTCTTCCAGGTCAATTCCTTCGATCTTAGTGCGGCGACTGATCGCCTACCACTATTTGTCCAAGTACAGATTCTGGCCATTATTGCAGACCCAGTCGCTGCGTTGGCTTGGGCGTTTATGCTGCGAAGACCCTGGTACTACCGGGGTGTACCTTACCGCTATGCGGTGGGGCAACCGATGGGAGCGTATAGCTCTTGGGCCATGTTGGCCCTTACTCATCATTGCCTCGTACAAATTGCAGCGTATCGTGTGGGACACACTAAGTGGTTCCCACACTATGCGGTCCTCGGTGACGATATCGTCATCGCGGATACGGCTGTTGGAGATTCTTATCTCCAACTGATGACTGAATTAGGTGTGGAGATTTCTCTTCACAAAACAATTCGGTCAACAACAGGCCTTCTCGAGTTTGCCAAGCGTTTTCACCATAGAGTCATGGGGGATATTTCCCCTGTGTCTCCACGGTTATTAGCTTTGACGGTCCGTAAACCATGATTCTCTCCAATCCTTATTTCGCAAATGGTTGTCAGATCTTGATTTCCAAATGCCAGTCTGGTTTTGGTAAGAACTGTGAAGCTACTCTCGTCCCGAAGTATGACTCATAAGAATCATACCAAGGCGAGAGCAGCCGTACTGTTAATCCTTTCAGTGATGCGTGCGGTAGATATGATTGGAATCCGACAGATTATTCTGTCCGGGTACCAATACTTTATTCTAACGCCGTTACCACTGGCTTCCTCTTTCAAGGCGGCTGCTGAGGCTTATAAAGCCCAAACAGCCCTCCAATCAAGAGGAAAACTAGTGCTAATTGGGTTGTCAAGTATCCAGGATCTAAGATCCTGGGCCTTCGATTTCCCAACATGGCGGAAAAGGACCATGAACCTGTACCACGGGTTCATGAGAGTACTGGGACCAGCCGTATGGCTGGAACTTTGGAAATATTCCGCATTGACCATCAAGAACGGTTGGGCCCTAGTGGCCATGTATCAACCGGACCTGGTGGCGCCTCCGTATCTTAAGGAGTATTTTGAAGACTGAGTCCTCATGTACTTCTATGGATATCCCATGGTTGCTGTCCTTTGGTGGGACGGCCGTCTTAAACAGGCGGCACAATTTGATAGATTCGAGTATTCGGATCCATCGGGGGGCACGGGGCTCACTGCGGAAGAGGCCTTGGGAGCCTGGGCGATAGATGCGCCTGAGACAGATACTGACCCTCTAGAGGGCAATATCAAATACGTCCGGAAGTTCGATGAAATGATGGGACTGCCAAGTTCCACATGAGGCAGTGTACAGGTCTCACCACTTGGGGGACCGGTCACTGTAACGGATTGGTCTTCGCCATGGAGCCCTAGGCTCTATAACGAGGATTCATTCCGCTTACTCAGTGAAAACTGAAGCAAAGAACATCGTTCCTTCGAACAGACGCTATGACTTCGATTCGCAATCGAAGCCGTGTCAAAGGCCCCTCATTCGGGTCCTAAAGCGACGCGAACCTTCCCCCGTAAGACGGGTGGGTCAACTCGCGAGGCCGGCCATAAATCAGGGCGAGGAAGAGTCTAGCTTACCGGCGACTCTGTGCGTGTGCCGGGGACCGCCACCTGCCAGGAGGCAGTGTGGTCCGGTGCGAAGGATGAGGAACTTGGGCTTGTTAGCTCGCGTCCCTCGAATCGTCAACCGGGTGGTGAGCCCTCAACCAAATCCACGGATTGGTCTGGGCGAGCTGCTGTAGCGGTGAGAAACCGTGAATCCATGGTTAGGATTGGTCTCGTATGCTGCAGGGCAAACTGCCGAGATCTCCGATCCATCATACCCTCCCCTTATCAGGGAGAGTACGTCAGGAAATAGGTGCGTCATACTGAGATAATGAAGTTAGACACCCGGGCCTAGAAGTAGGTTCCGCGTGTACTATACGCTCGCGCGATGCGTGGCGTGGGGACGAGTCCTCCTTCTGAACCCTTTCAGACACATCTAGGCATAGATGTGGTAATGGTCACCGACCTAGTGTCGGAATGCGGAGTTCCCCAAATAAGGTTGACACCCTGGCCTCTTAACAATGCTCTAGGTAGCAGGCTAATCTCTATCTCATAGTGATGATGTCGAGTCTCGTCTTAACTCCCCTAAAAGCGGTGCTA